TATTTCAGCTTTTGATACTTTATCATAAGGTATTGGCGGTGTAAAGAAAGTACGAACATCCGCTTCGCTAACAAATTTAGGAGTGTAGTCAACCATATCAATCACCTATCCAAGGTAATGTTCTAATGTCTATAACTTTCCGCCTGCCAGATGTCGGAAACGGGAATTGTTTTATTTTGTATGTGCTTGGCTTCGTTCGTCCACCGCCTTTGGGGAAGGACACCTCAAGGTATTCAAGTTCTTCTTCATCAAATTTTCTTCTATCCTTTAATGCTTTTCTTCGCTTTTCTTCGTAGCTTTTCTTCATCCAAGCCTCGGAGCCTTTACCAGTAAGCATATTATGGTTGGACGGAATAACATATATCACATACATGAATCACAGCCTAATAGGCTTAGCCGTATCATCCTGACTACTTCGCGAGTATTCTTACTCCAGCCTTGTCGTCCACTACTGCAACTCCATATCTCATGGTACACGATATACCGAGCAGGTCGTGTATTGGGTCATCATATTGTTCTATTGTTATATCTCTCCTCATTGCTATGAAGGCAGCATTCTTGGAATCGAGAACCAATGCATAGTAGTGGTTGTCCGCATCTGTACCATCCCAAGAGTATGTGAATCCGCTTTCAGTTGTAACCGACAGAGTGTATGGTCTCAGGCCAAGAATTCTCGGCAGTTCTCCAGTCTCGAGGGTTCTGCCCTGACCAGCATATGCAACGTAGACCAAGTTGCTGTCTTTAAGCAGCTGACCCTCTGCAATTGGATGGGTTATCAGTGTGTCAGGCAGTCTGCCCTCAGACTCAACAAGAGCTCTTGCAGTTGCTAAATCTGTGACTGACAAAGCAGTACCAGCTGGGTCGACATCCGTGATGCCGTCAAGGTCCTTGAGTATTGCTTGGAGACAATCTCTGTTCAGTTTGTTCTCTAATCTGGCACCAGCCTTCTTCAGCTCGAGCTCAACGACGTCGAAGAGGGCATCCTCAATCAGTTCGTTTGTGATGAGTGGTCTTGTACCTATCTTCTTGATTGTAATGTCAGTCTTCGCATAAGAAGTTGTATCAATCGGTATCTCAGCTCCCTCAGCTATATCTTCTGCATATGCATTACCCTGAGATGTGACGACTCTGACGGAGTAGGAATCTGTCTTTATAACTGGAAGAACATCTCTGAAGCATTTGTATGGTTCAGCACCCTCGACTACCGTCTTATGAACCTCTTCCTGCAGAAGAGTTGTCTCGGAGATTGAATCAGACTGCAAGAGTGTTTTATATGTCTTGGAGTCTTTACCGCCAAGGTCGTGAATCACATGAGGGTTATTCAGGAGTCTCTTCCTCTCTGAGTTGCCAGCGTATGCAAGCTGGAGCAATCTTGTCAGCTTACTCATATATATCAAACGTCTTTCAAAACATCTTTACATACATACATTAGATGAGAGGAACTTAAATGAGAAGCACCTTACCCACGCCAGGGTTGCTAGATGGTGCCTCCACAACGATTCCACAGTTTCTTCCAGTACTATCTCCGGAAAGATAACCTTCCTTGTAGGCACCGACTGTTGCTCCTACGGATGGTATGCTCGAACCTGATATACCGCATCTGACTATGTTCCCTGCACAGTAAATAGCAACCATCTCGCCATCAGATGCATCGTAGTCCGCAATGCCAATTGCATCCTGATTTCCGGCAGATGTAGCTGCTACTGTATTATCGTCCACAAGCCTTACAGCCTGTCCCTTCTCAATAGAGCCGGATGCCTTGAAGGAAAATGCAAATGTTCCGAGCTGTATACCTATGTCATCATCTATTGTTATAAACGCCATATTCGCTTATCCTCCTTTCTTTCCAACATTAGCGACATATCTAAGATATACTGCTTAACATCTATATATCGTGCCGTGCTTTATAACAATATCTGAGTACTCTTCTTCCTCTTCTTCATCCTCTGACTTATTGATTGTCTCTGGTGGTTTTTCTGCTTTCTCGAGAGCCTCCAATCTCTTCTGCAGTGCATTTATCTGGTCATCCTTTGCTTTAATCTCGAGTTTTAATTGCTCAATCTCCTTTGCCTTCTCGCTATCGCTTTTAAATGCTTCGTATTTCTCCCAGAGGTCATCAATAGCCTTGGCAACAACCTCATGCCACTCTGCCTTGGCTGGATATGGGTACTTCGATGGGTATGGATAGCTTGTCGGATACGGGTAAGGATACGGATAATTGCTCCTGCGAAGGTTTGCAACCATATCAAGAATAGTCTGCAGCTTTGCCTTCGTGCTGTCACTCTTTACTTCATCAATTAATTTTGTAAGCGCATCAACAATAGCCCCAACCAATCCACCCTGCTTTTCGGTTGTCTCTTCACCTTCCTTATCTTCGTCTTCCTGCTTTTCTTCAACAGTCTCTTCTTCCTTTACTTCCTCTTTCGTTTCTTCTTCCTCTTCTTTGGTTTTACTGTTGACAAGCTCAGATACAATCTTTGTGAGGCTCTCCAACTTTCTCTCTATCTCTTCTTTCCAAGTCTCAATGTTCTCTGTCTCCGTTTTCTCTTCGCTGACTGTCTCTGTCTGCTCTTCGGTGTTGCACTCTTCATCTTTTACGACACCAGTCTCCAATATGTCTTCAGCCATATTCTCATTTGTCTTCTCACATCCACATACATCTTCTGATTTAGAAATCACTATAAAGCCTGAAAGAGGATTAGCTGGAGATTCACAAACTGAAACCTCATAGATGTTAATCTTATCAATTACTGTATAACATTGGTTCTCATCACATTCTCTATGCGAAAGCAATGCTTCTCCAGCTATAGAAAATGAATTCAATTTACCTTTCAGAATATCTTCCCAAACCCTATTTGCTATCTCTAAATCGTCTCTTATTTCTGCAACTATGAAAAGACCCTTATCATCTACATGAGTCTTTAAATTGCCGTATTCTCTAAGGATTCGGCCAATTTGTATATTCTGATGCTTGACCATGACGTTGGCATAGAACTCATCATTTAAGAGAGTTTTAATTGCATCTTTAAGAACTTCAACTGGAATAATTTCATTATCCTTATCAACTATAGCTACGGATGCATAACCTGCAATAATTCTTCGTGACTTCTTTGCTTTGCCATTCGACATGACTCTAAAGTTTCCTTGCAAATCAAAATGAATGCCATTAGACTTTGACATATGAACAATCTGTGGATTCTTGATTGGAATGAATGTTTCTTCGTATATGGGGACATAAGAAGTAAAAGGCCCTGCTGATGTATAATGAATGGAAACGTATTTAGGTACCTCATCATACGGAACTCCAAGAATGTCTGCAAACATTCTATATATTCTGAAGTCAAAAGCCATCCTCTGCTCTGGAGACCAATCTTCTCCGCGAACAACAATGTCTATATCGTTATTGCTCTCACCATGAACTGCGAGAGAGCCAACAATATATGCAACTGGCTTTCTAACCGAAAATGGCTTCAACTTACTAAGTATATCTTTAAGCTTTATCTTTTTCCCTTTGTCGCCACGTCCTGAGGGAGGAACTGGAGCGTATTCTAACTCACCGAGTTGAGATAGTGTTTTCAACTCCTTAGTTTCAATCATGCTCCTAGAATTATTTTCCCCACTAGCCCTAGAAGGAAGACGAACATTACTCCAAGTAGCCAATAAAGAATCGAAACTTTCATTTTAACGGCGGATATGTCAGATATAATGTCTTTTATAACACCACTTCGCATCGAATTTACCACAGACCATATCTCATCAGTTTTACTGTCGATTTTATCTTCTAGACTTCTTATTCTCATTGACAGCTCATCTTCATTCTTATTTATCGATTCTAAGGTAGCAAGCACTCTACCATAGAATTCACGAAAGTTTTCTTCCAGCGTCATAATCCTTATTTCGTAAGCTCTTTAAGAATTTTAAAATACAGAATTTTAAGTTCTTCTATTGCTTTCCCGACTCCATTCATGGTTTACATGACAGCTTTTCAGAAAACTTCTCTACAGACATTTCTCTATATGCTTCTCTTCCGAATTTATCGAGCTCTTCAGCTTTTATTGGATAGTAATGGCCACAATCGGCATGAAGTATTGAATCCATTGGATAAGGGTCATCGTATGCCTTCCAAACCCACCAGCGTTTATCTTTCCCAGCTCTAAAGCATCTAATTATGAAACGGCCATTAAAGAGTTCTTGATTACGCTTAGGCATGTCCGTGCTTGGATAGAGGAAATATTCATGCAAATCAGGTCTCTGAACTCCTGCTTTCACCTTACCAAGCCAAATCGCACACATATATGCATTTTTGTATGCGGTGGCACCTACGTCTCCAGCTTCGATGATATACGATTTATCAAAGAGAACATATTTCTCTATTAGTTTTGCATCTTCGGGACCAATAATCAGGTCTTCCTTCGCCTTAACCGCCTGAGTAGGTTCCAACGCCGATGGCTTGACAATCGCAAGTCCTTTTGATGCATTACCTGTCTTTGGGTCTCTCCGACCTATGATTGTATCAAAGTAATCCGGAATGTGGTCTTGAGTGATTACCCATTGAACAAAAGAATTCTTGAACTTCATTCTCAAATCCACATGAATCGAGTGACCTTGAATTAATTTTGCAAAGGACAACTTACCATCAAGATATTTCTTGGTATCATCTAAATTAAGCCCGCGAATATGCATCTGTGCCCAAGCAATGCCTTCGTCGTAGTCAACATAGCATATCTTTGGAAGAGGCTCCAATTCCTTCTTCAATTTTTCATAGATATCTTCTGGAATATGCTTGAGAGATAGCCATTCGCAAACATCTTCTTTTGTTACAGCTTTATCCTTGAGTATTTTACGCCAAGTATCTGGCACCGCATCTGAATAATAGAGTTTGGTGTACTCGGCCAATGAAAGATTCTCGAGTGAAGATGAGTCTACAAATTGAAAAGAACCATCTGGATATTCAACTAAGACGCGCATCGCCAATCTTAATTATTCTAACATAGGTGTCACCAATTTTGGCAATGTCTTGCTGAATATGTTGCAGCTCTTCAATTGGTATTCGTTGCGGCTCGAATGATGATAATTTATCAATAGTTTCCAATGAATCCGTAACATCTTTCTCAGGGATTGGTTCCAACACTCTTCCTATGTAAAAGGAATACCGTGGATATTCTGGAAATTTCTCGTTATCAAACCTCAGCACTTCTTCGGCCGCTATCCTTATAATATCGCCGATTTTGATTTGTGTTCTCTCTTTATGATTATCTGATTTGCCCATCAATGTCACAAATATCACTGAATTATCATTCAAGTACTTCTTGCAATCTTTGCCAACAGCTACAATCTTACCATTCTTGTAGCAATGAACTTTACCATACCAATCTTTTGTTGTCATATTTAGATACGCTTCAGCATAATCGCGCGGTGTATCATATCCGAGGTAATAGTTATAAACGTCCTTAGTGCCTTTCACTAGCTTCTTATCGAGGACTCGCAAGTCAAGCTCATGATAGAACTTCACCTTCATCCAATAATGATTCTGAGGAGACTCGTATGGACCATCCAGACGTTTCAGCATTACACCCTCTGCACAGAACTTTGGTCTACCATTCTTAGCATCACGAATAATCTCTGCAGCCTTTAAGATGCAATCGATATTAGAACCATCACAAATATATCCGTCAGCTTTCTTTTCGAAGGTAGTAGCGATTCTTTCTATCCAAATGTGCTCTGTTGGTTTTAATCGAGAGAGATATTCTAGACGTTCATGAAGAGGAAGATTGCGTAAATCTTCTCCTTCAAAGTAAATTATATCGAATACGACAATTATTGCATAACGTTCCAGCTCCTCTCCAGATGCTTTTGAGTTGAGAAGCGAATTCGCACAATTATGCACTAATAAACCGTCTGCAAAATAATTGTGATTTTTCGGAACATCGATATTATACCGTTTGGAATACCAATGTGTTCTCTTAACGTTCTTAACTTTCTTCCAAACTGGTCTGAATTCTCCGAAATTAAAATCTTTAGAATCAAATGTAAACTCCTTAGTGTGATGATTCTCGAAATCGATTTTCCAATACAAATTATCGAGAAGCCATTTTGCATCCTTACCATAAAACCGTATATATGCATGCCCATCTGACTTACGCGAAAGATGGCCGTTAATACCCCATCGCTCTTTAAACCACCTAATTATCCTTCTAGTTTCTTCCTCCGTGAATCCTTCCGTATGTAGTGAGACTGTATAGGCATTCCACTGTTTATCTTTCCACACTGAACCATCATCCATAAACCAGATTGTTAGGCCTAATAGGTCCAACTCGTTGAGGTATTTTTCGAGAACCTGTTTTCTCTTCCTTGCATCATAAAAATCTTTAAATTCATCCAATATATCTAGCCTGCTTGTATACATTTCTATCGATTGGCAAACCGTGGGCCTTGGATTATTCAATATAAATTTTGTTATAGGCTCCTGTATGTAGATATGTGGATTGAGATTTTTCAGGAAATACGCTTTTTTTCTGAGATATTCTGCTTGTTTGATGCTGTGTCGCATAGCGAGCATCGCTCTTCTACTCTGAGTATCCAACCAAGCGTCACCGAAGAGAGTTCCTATAATAATTTGCCGTTCATCTTTTGATAACACATATTCATAAGTCAGCACTTCATCACCTTCAGCGAGTTCGTCAGCTCGTTTCCATCCTTGCTTCGTATATATCGGATGGTCTGGAGTAACGGTGAGAACTCGTCCGCCGGTTCCAAATCCGATATCAATATTTATCCATTCGAACTGGCCTTTGTTTATATGGTACTCCGATATGTTTTCCAACTCAAGATTGCCAGTCTTTTCATTGTAAGTATATACTCTCACAGGCAGGCAATCCTCACAAATCTCTCGGATATTCATCCATCCATGCTCAGTGAGAATTTTAGTTTTCTCATGCAAACAAGTCCGATGTAACATCTCTTTTCCGTTTGGGTGAATGGCTAGAAATTCTCCATCAAGAATGGTATTATCTGGAAAGTTGTCTTCAATTTCCTTTATTATAGCCGGTATTCTTTTCGACACATTCGGGTCCTTCTCTTTCACGTCTTCTGGGTCAACAAATGCAAATCCCTTTCCGTTGACTTTACCAATCGTCATTCTGAGTCCGTCCCATTTGCAATCAACCAAGAGTTTGACTTTGTCCCAACCTATTGCCTTTAATTCATCCGCAAGCTCTTGAAAGTAGCCTCTATAATAAGGCTTTGCCTTTGAATAATATCCGGCTTTTAAGTTAGCAGCTTTCTTCTTGAGTGAAATTATTTCTTTTCGTTTTTTATCCCACTCCTTCGCTTCATCGATATCCTTCGGAGGCTTGGATTCCATATATTTTTCTGCTTCGGCATAGCATTTCCAATAAGATGATTTTTTAGCTTTCTTTGGGTCTTTACCAGTATATTCGCGATAGAGTTTCTCATGATGTGGTGGAATGAGCGGAAAGTAGACAGACCTTAATGCATCAACAAGTTTAGCGAAATATCGAAGAACGTCATCTAATGTCCATTCGCCCCACTTCTCACCACGTTTTAATCGTGGGTAGGCGGAATTTCCAAGATAGCGTAGGTCCGCTATTGCTTCTCGCCATCTTTGTCTAATATGTTTAATGTCATAGTCAACTCCAGAGCTACGGAACTCTTCAAGATGCAGCTTCTCGAAATATTGCTCTACATCTTTTACAAATGTTTGAATGCCGTGTGGCAAATTCACGGGAATAGGGTCATCATAAGGCGTAAACTCCTTGATGCGGTATGCATATAATGGAAACGACCAGCCCCACTCTCTCATTTCCTCTCGAGTGACAAGGTGTTCATCAGCGTATTCATCAAATTGTTTAGAGTTAATTTCTTCAGGTTCATCAACTTTAATCACGCCATATGCAAATGTGTCATCACAGAGGATGAAGTCCTTATCAGCGATGTCGAATTTTCTACTTTTAAGTATCATAGACTTGATGCCTTCGTAAATAAGAGCTGCATGCGGTGCGATTAAGTAAAGACCATCAGTTTTCTTTCGCTCACCATTGAAAGTTAATGAAGCTCCGTCTAATAGGATTCCACCATTGAATTCCTTCAGAGCCTTGAGAATTTCCGATTTGTGTTTATCATATGTGTTCTTTCTGAGATTTGTTAAATAGAGTCGTTTTGGTGAAAGCTCTCCTTTAGCATACTCAATTAATTCAGTGAATGTTGCTTTGGTATCATCTTTTTTGCGTTTATCGTATTCTCCAACACCCGCAATCAGAACTGAATTCTTAAGATATTCTATCTCCTGCTCCCCAAGGAAGTTGAATTCGGGCACAATGCCGATGGTGTGTTTGCGATATTTGACTTTCAATGCAACCGCTGGAACTCCAACCTTATGCGGTACTGACATAAATATGATTTGAAGACCATCAAATTTTAATGGCTTTCGTACGGACTTTAGATTCTTTGGGAATTTCGTAACTATTTGGTCCAGAACTGCTCGTGTTGAATAAACTGGCACATCTTTGTGTTTCTTAAGATAAGAGTCAAGTTTAATATAATGGTCTGCATCTGACTGTGTGATGATTATTGCGTCAACGTCTTCATCTAGTGGAACCGCTGGGTCTATCCAGATTTTATGCCTTCCAGTATCTAAGAGTAGTGAGAAATGTTTTCCATATTTCTTTGGAAGTGCATATGAAGCCCAACCACCAAGAACCTTAATTTCGAGTGGCATTATATCAACTCAATATATGCATGCCAATGGTCGCTTACATAGCGTCTATCAACCCTAAGAGCGACGTTTGATTGTTTATATTTTCTCGCATGAAACAAAGCTAGTTTATCTAAGCCTCTTGCGAGAGATGGGAGATGTTCAGTAGCAATTACCACCTCGCGTTTCTCTTTCGGGCATATTACTATAACAAAGGAGCAGTCCTCGAGATTCTTTCTTGGTTGATAAACGATATTTTCCTTCCTCTCAAGAAGCTCGCAGTAAGGACAGCCCTTTACTCGTATTAGTGAATCAATCGAGATATTCGACATAATCTGCAAACTCTTCTCTAATCTTAGCTTTCGGACAAGCTGGATGAAGTACAACTGCACAACCTATGAACTCGATATCAGTTGCCATATGAACTCCTCGCTTCGCATCCCATTTATCGTGTGATAGAAGCTCGGGTGATAACCAATTAACCATGTTTGCATCAATGAGAGAGATGATATCGCGACCAGCACTGGTTGTTGGTAGGATATAAAGGTCACCGCGAATCTTTTCGCCATCCCAATATGTGTTCTTCACATATCCGATTCTGGCCAGTGGGTTTTTGAAGTCATGGTTTACATTCAAATAATTTGCTTTCCAGCGATTTGCAGCCTTCCTCAATTCGTGAGGAGGAAAGTAGGTTTTGAGATTTGAAGCAGCATCTTGCCAAACACCCGGAGCTAAGATTATGGCATCATGATAGATTCTCCAATCTGCAGCCTTAGCAATAAGTTTAATACCGTGTTCGAATTTAATCAGAGGAAGATGAAGATTCTTCTTCGTCTTCATATGACTTTGCTATTGGAGGATTCTCAATTACATCGCCTTCCTCAAGTGGAGGAAAGCCAAACATGGCTCTAACTTCATTAATAGTGAATGGCATATATTCTCTACGAGAGTAGCCGCGTAAGAGATTACCTAGCCATTTGGCTTTATTTGCCTCATCTTCTTCTGTTACACTCTTAAACCTCATAGTCACGATATTCGGTTCAAAACCATGATACTCAAGAATCTCATTGAAAAGCTCCTGCTCAACCATCTCAGCAATTCGCATCTGGAAGGATTTTATCATACGTTCAAACATTATCGCTTTTTGACGAGCCGTTGCTTCGGTAGAGCCTCTGCCTAAACCTAAAGCTTCTTCTGGACAGAGAAGACCGATAACTAATTGAGTCTGGAAATAATTGTAATATTCTTCAACACCGGGAATGCCGCGTTCATCTATAGTCTTAATCTCAATAAGGTCTGGATGCACAACTTCATTCTCTTCATGAAGATTGGATAATTTCTCTGCTATCTGCTCAAGAACACTTTCAGGTGGAACCTGACCTCCTTCTGGTGCTTTCACTGTAATATCGTATTTCGGAGTACCATGTCTTACCATTGCGAGACTCAAGGCCTCATCGGTTCTCACTTTTCGCTCTATTGTATCAACAGATGCTGCAATGAGAGATATTCCATATGGAGAAGATGGACGAGGGAAGAGACGAAGATGGATAATTTTATCAGGTTTTATGAGAGGCCCCTTCTTATTTCCTATCACTTGCTGATAGCTTTCTATATCACCGTATTCATTGAAATTAATAACCATTGTTCTTGGGTCAACATTCTTCAGCCTAGAAATTTCACCTTTTCTATTGTAAATTTTCTCAATGAATGCATCACCGAATATCAAAGCATAAATCATTGCATCTAAGAGATGAGCCTGCAATCGAAGCTTCTTAGCATAATTGCGTATGAGATTAGCAGCTTCATCATTTGATGAGTGAATGGTGTAACCAACCATTATGGTATTCCAAGCGATAGTATTTACCGCAGCAAATACTGTGCTCTCGCCTTCATAGAATTGCCAGAACTTATTGAGTAAGGAGACATTACGTCCACGTTGAGAAAAAGGAGAGAAACGCCTTCCGCTGGTGTAAACTAACGTCTTCGGCCTACCATCATCCTTTTCGAAGACTGAGACCCTCTTCCCAGCGAAAGGATTCTTAAAGAATGCCATTTAATTAATCCTTCTCAACCAACTCTATCTCAACTGTGGAGACATATCTATCATTGTATTTCTCTGACCCAATCTCCACCTTCACTTCAGGGTTTTTCATATGTCTCTTAAGAATTTCGGCAACATCGATAGCAGCCTTGACGTGTCTACCTCTTCCAACTATCTTAACGGCTCTATTTTTCGAGAGGGAAATCAAACCCGCTGTAACATAGCTGGCGAGGCTTTTACTGCCGATAAACACCTCGTCCATATCGAAGAATCACCTCTTCGAGACTTTCTCTCCACATCAAACATTGGAAGCTACATGAGAGTTATGCCCATAGCTTTGGATGTCTTGGTTGTATTCACAACCCAGCCCCAATCTACGGGTCTGCCACTCATGCTAGCTTGGATAGCAAAGGTTAATGCATCAATACAATCATCATGTGCAGATTTTGGATAAGAATAAAGCTCATCAATGAGATGACCTAAATCAGGATTCAAATAAACTCGGTTCGTTTCAAAGAGGATTGAAAGGCGGTCGACACGAGTGTCTCTATCATTAACATGTGAGCTCTTAATTGGAACTATTGGCAAGGTTGTGATTTCTTTTAGCTGGTCTGTAATAATTTTCTGTTGAGCAGTCGACTCAAGACCTATCTTTACTGGATTCCACCGAGCATCCATCTCCTTTATCAGTTGAAACTGTCTGAAGAGTGAAGCCTTTGTTCGAAGACAATCAAGAACGTAGATGTCACCGCAATCATCTATCCCAATGACACATATAACGAAATAGTCGGTATCCTTGCCAGGCGAAGCGAAATCAACTCCAATATATCGCTTAAGGTTTCCTGGGACGACTTCAAGCCTCCTCCATCGTTCGATAGCAGCATCAATCCATTCCGGTTTAATCTTCGCGCCCTCGAATTTCCGAATTTCATTCTGATATTGCATTGCAAATTTTGTCTCACCTATATGCTCTCTTATGAATTTAAGTGTCTTAACTCCCTCTGGCAAACCGAGTTTCCTTGCGTGCTCCTCATCATATGGATATCGTTCTGGCCAAAGAACTACTGGTTCTTCATTTTCTGTGCGTTCTTTGATAATAGCTTTATAAACTTTCACAACGTAGCCAGGTTTCTTTGCAAGATAATTATATAGGTCGTCCTCATGCCAGCGAGTTCCGATAACAATGATTTGTCCTGTTGGAACTAGCATCTCCATGAGAGTTGAATTATACCATGATTCAAGAGACTCTCTTCGATAACGCGTCTTTGAGTTATTCTCATCAACTACGTCATCGAGAACAATTAAATCATAGTGAGCAGATATCATAGAAGAACCAACGCCAAGGACTTGGAGAGTTGGAGTTTGAAATGCTAAACCTGTTTTGCCTCTCCGTTTGACTCTCAACTCGGACCTTGACCATTCACCATCACCCTTCTGCTCACCGAAATATTGTATGAGTTTCTCATTGTGTTCTAAGTGGTATTGTATGAAATACATCATGTCAGTAGCCTTCGCCTGATTAACTGTACAGATTAGAATCCTGATGTCGGGGTCTCTTACAATTCTCCAGATGATATATGTCCCAACTATCACTGTCTTTCCATGGTCTCTTGGTGCAAGGAGGATTAAATATTTATGTTTCTCAAACGCTCTAAGCCACTCAGCATGGAAGCGTTTAACAGTTATACCAATTATATCTCTAGCGAACGCTACTGGGTCATTTGCATATTTCAGAACTTCCTTGAAATAACTGTCCATTTGAACCATCCCTCGAGAATGGAAGAAATAAACATAAAGAAAGACATTAAGAGAAAGGTGCGCCCTAGGAGTCTAGTTTAGGATTATTCTTTCTTTGCTACGAATGGGGCAAGCAATCCAATCAAGAAGCAGATTGGACCCCATTCTGCAGACGTCAATGGTACAAAGCTCAGGTCTCCGATTATCGTTCCGATGAAACCGCCGGCCAATGCACCGAGTATTGGTGTTATTATGTTCTTAAACCAAGCTCCCTCTTTTGCCATATGTCACCTCACCTCATTTCTTTCTTTGAGACATCGTACATACCAATTAATGAGGTCACTCGCCATCTATCTCAATAAACTCCACGTCGTCCTTGTGTTTGAGATAGTTGATTATAAATCTAGCAATACCGACAGCGCATCCAATTAAGAGCGCATATTCTGGATATTCCTGACTGAGCACTTCGTGGTTGGCGACGAAATATGAAAGGCCAGCGACAACTATCGTAGTTAGAAAGCCCCAAAGCCATTTCTCTACAGATTTCGAAAGTTTATATGCCGGTACCGGTGCTTGTATGGTCTTCTTCGCCATTATTCAGCCTCCTCCTCTATCAACTTGAGGACAGCCTTTCTACAATGCGGACATAAATGTTTCGAAAAATCTAGAAGGATGTTTCTAATATTAACGACTCTCATTTCTTGAACTTGCATAATCGGCCTGAACTTCTTCTCCTGATAGTTCATGATAGAAACCATATTCTTCCGAATTTGTTCGATATTTTCACGCTGTTCTTTGAGAAGACGTAAAAGAGTCTTGATATCTTTCTTCTTGAGAGCATCCTCAATGAGAGGTTCGGTAATTTTCTGAAGCTCTTCAATCTGCAGAACCAAATCCTGCATTTTCTCTCTGAACTCCTTATAGAGCTTTGAAGTAACGTCTTCTCCTCTATCAATCGCTTCAGCAACCTTCTCGCGCTCCTTTGCTTCTAAGAAGCGCTTGATGGACATTACCGAAAGATTCTGCAGCTCCGGAATATCAGGATGCATTGCCTTAATGTACTCAACGATTTCGCGATAGGACAGCGGAGGATTTCTATTTCTGAGAGAAAGCACTTCGTCTTCTAATCCGTATTTAACTATTTTATTTACGTTTGCCATATGCCATCACCTATTATCCCACCATCTTCCCGCCGCCACATATCGACGGCACTCCACTCAACACCTTCTCTCATTAATATTATATACGTTTCGTAACACTTAAGTAACAGCGATTTTCTCCTTATAAGCAGAGAAACCTTTATATAGAAGTTTTAAGTGCCTATTTAAATACTTTGCGGTATTGAAATTGTAACGGAAAGGACCGATACAGAGGAATGGTGGTTGGTATTGGATTCCGTTAACGCGCTGGAGAAGGACTAAGCACTGAAATTTGCATAATTGATTTAATCTCAATTTATGTTGGTCCCAAGATAACGGTTACCTTCGGTTAACCGAGGGTAACTCCATATAGACATGCTCGTAAAGCCTGAAACTTAATTTTTTCATGTTTCTTTTTTTCTATATTATGACGGCACCGCATTTAGTTAAGCCGAGACGTTTACCTATATATTTCAATTGTAATATAGTATCTATCAATCAATCCCGATCGAACCATAACTCATTATCGTGGTCCCAAGTATCCTTTTCCAATCGAATCAGAAATTAAGGTTCAGGCTTAACTAATTAACTCAAATTGAAAATTTCTTGGTCCCATTTTTATCTTGGGAAAATTATATAAATCTCATGCCTTAACTATTCAAACTTGGACCGCGGAAAATTA